CTGGTTTTTTGTGTGCGGAAACTCCTATGATGGGGCGCACGCCGGGTTGATCACACTCGGAACGGCCCTCCCCCCGACGTCTCGGCGCGAGGGCCGTTTCGTGTTTCACGTGAAACATGCAAGATCATTTGGCCCTACTGGCTGGCTGGTCGCTAGCTCCCCTCGGGGGTAAAGATCCGCTCGGTTCGAATCCGAGGTGGGGCACGCACGACCTGATGTTTCACGTGAAACATGTGTCAGGTGGAGATCACCAGCGGCGCCAGGCGGGGCAGCGTCCGAGCGGCGTGGACGGCGCCGGCCATCGCGTACGTGGCGTCGATCGGGGCGAGCCCGCGCCGGGCGAACCGCCACCCGTCGCCCTGCGGCAGCCGTTGCGCCTGCTTCACGTGGGCGTCCGCGAGGGGATCGTGGGCGTGGCGGATGTGGCCGGCGGCCGCCTGTTCCTCCAGACCCATGCACGCCCGGACGACGTCCTCCGCCCGGATCGGTTCCAGGCGGGTGCTCCCGACCCGGCGCGCGCCGAACTCGTCGGCGACCGCGGCCGCCGGTCCGCCGGCGAACCACACCACCTTGCGGGGCTTGACCCGGGCCAACCACCCGGGCAGGTCGGCGCGGAACCGCTTGCGGCTGTCGGTGCCGTCCCACGCGGCCAGGATCTCCACGTGGGTCAGCGCGCCGATCGTGACGGCCGCGGCGAGCGTGACGTGCGTGACGTCCGCGGCGACGTCGAACGCCAGGACGACGGACCGCCTGTGCGGCGCCAGGTCGAGCGCGTCGGCCGGCTGGACGCCGCACGCCGCCCAGTCCTCCCAGCGGATCGCCGCGTCGAGCAGGTCGACGCGCTGGCACATCATCTCGATCTGGAACCGCTGGAGCGTCTCCCCGCCGGCGGCGACCGCGGCGAGCGCCTGGCCGCGCAGCGACTCCCACAGGATGCGGTGACCAAGCCCCGGGTTCGCGTAGGCCAGGGCCTCCGGGTCGGTCGGGTCCGAGCCGTGCGGCGCCGACCACGACGCCAGGAACGTGCGCTCGTCACCGTCGCCGGTGTTGATGAACGTCTCGGCGGCGTCGTGTTCCTCGTGCAGCACGATGCTGTTCGCGTCGCCCTCGTTGCTGATGCAGACCAGCAGCGCGTCGGCGACAGCGTTCATGGCGGGCAGGAGCGCGTCCCAGGTGTCGCGGTTGTGGTGCTCGCGCAGCTCGTCGAGCAGACCTCGGTCGAGGGTGTCGCCGCGGCCGGCGCGCCGGGTCGGGGCGGCGAACCGGTAGTGGCTGTCGTGGTCGTTCCAGAAGTCTTCTTCGCCGATCTGGAGCGTGGTGTGTTTGCGGGGCAGCTCGTCGGCGAGCATGGGCGTCTGCTCCGCCATCTTGACGACCTTCGACCAGGACCGCTTCGCCGCGCCTCTGTCGGTGCTGGTCGCTACGATCTCGCCGACCCGCTCGACGAACATCCAGTAGAGGATGAGTAGCCGGGTGAACAGGGTCTTCCCGTTCTGCCTGGCCACCAAGATGATGGCCTTGCGGTAGCGCGGGGAGCCGTCCGGATACAGCTCGCCCAGGTGCACGGCGAGCCAGCGCTGCCAGGGGTCGAGCGGCCACCCGACGAGCGCGCAGAAGTCGATGAAGTCCCATCCCCACGACGCGTCCGGGTCGGACAGGTCACGGAGCGGCGGGGTCCACAGTCTTGGCTCGACTCTTCCGAGCACGGCGTTCGGCAAGTTCGTTGAGTGGTTTGGTGACGACGCGTCCGGCAACTGGGGTCACCGCCTTACGGGCCCGGGGGGAAAGCTGGAGAGCCTCCAGCGCGGCCAGCAGAGCGGGCCCTATCTTGGTCAGATCGGCGCCGCCCTGGCACTCGCACTCCGAGCACCGCTTGTGCATGTTGTCGATCTGCTGGGCGTAGATCAGAGCCAGGTCGCGCACGGCCTGGTCCCGGGCGACGCTGCCCCGGCAAGCCCTGCGCACCGATTCCTCCAGATCGCCCATAGGGCAACTGTAAAGATCGTTCTACACTGCGCATATGCGCTGGCCCTGGACGTCCCGGAAGACCGAACCGGTCGATCGCCCGGCGTCTATTGCCACGCCCAGCAACCTGAACAACCTCCCTCAACTGGAGGCACACTGGCTGCTGCGGACCGGCCGGGCCGGCGCGGTAGAAGATGAGCTGGAGGCGCTGCACTCCAGCGCCCTCTACCGCGGTGTGCAGCTGGTCGCGGGCACCCTGGCCGGGCTGCCGTTCAACTCGTTCACCGGCACCGGGCAGGACCGGCGCATGGTGCCGTCGGTGTTCGACAACCCCGACCCGGACGGTCAGACGCCGTTCGAGTGGAAAGAGACGTCGTTCACCCACCTCATGCTGTACGGCCGGTGCGGTGCGCTCAAGGTCAAGAACGCCGCCGGCGGACTGGCCGCGCTGCCCCTGGTCCACCCGAACCACTTCACCGTGCGGTTGCCCACCCAGAAGGACGAGAAGGAGCCGGCCGGCGGCGTGTGGTTCGACATCTCGCTGGAGAACGGCCGGGCGTTCACCACCGACGCCGACGGGTTCTTCTACGTCCCCGCCCTGTCGCTCGACGGGCGGACCGGGGTCGGCCTGCTGGAGCTGGCCGCCGAGTCGATCGGGATCACCCTGGCCGGCGACACCACGGCGTCGTCGCTGTTCTCCTCCGGCGCCACGATCTCCGGCCTGGCGACCCCCGACTACGACGATGAAGTCGACATCACCGACGACGTCCCGGAGATCCGCCGACAGCTGAACGCGGCGACCAGCGGTGAGGGCAACGCCGGGAAGATCGCCCTGGTCAACCGGCGGCTCAAGTTCACCCCCTGGACCATGACCGCCCAGCAAGCCCAGGTCCTCGAATCCCGGCAGTTCCAGATCGAGGAGATCGCCCGGTGGACCGGGGTGCCCCCGCACCTGCTCATGCAGACCGACAAGCAGACGTCGTGGGGCACCGGCGTCGACGAGCAGAACCGCGGCCTGTCGAAGTTCGTGCTGGGCCACTGGGCCAGCCGGTTCGAGCAGCGCGCATCTCGGCTGCTCGCCAACCCCCGGTGGACGGAGTTCGACTTCGCCGGGCTGGAGCGGCCGAACTTCGCCGTGGAGATCGACCTGCTGATGAAGCAGACCGGCGGGAAGCCGATCCTCACGGTGAACGAGGCGCGCGCCGTACGGAACCTCCCGCCCGTTGAAGGCGGGGACGTGCTCATGGCGCCGCCCGCTCCGGCGCCGGCGACCGAACCGAATGCGGGGGGCGACGATGATCCGCCGACCGACTGACCTGGCCGGCGCCCGCCGGGCGTGGCGCTTCGCCAACGGCGATGTTTCACGTGAAACACCGTGCTACCAGATCACCGCGGCCGCGGCCGCCGAGCCCACCCGGGTGTACGTGTACGGGCTGATCGGGGGGTGGGACCTGGACGCTGAGCAGTTCGTCCGCGACATCCACGCCCTGGACGTCGACGCGTTCGACCTCCACGTGAACTCCCCGGGCGGGTTCGTGTTCGACGCGGTCAGCATGTACGAGGCGATCGCCGGGCACCGCGCAACGGTGACGGCCCGGATCGACGGGCTCGCCGCGTCGGCCGCATCGTTCCTGTCCCTCGCCGCCGACGAGGTGGAGATCTCGCCCGCCGGCCGTGTCATGATCCACGACGCGCAGGGCATCGCGATCGGCTCACCGGCCGACATGGAAGAGGCGCGCGAGTTGCTCGACGCGGTCAGCAACGACATCGCCGGGATCTACACGGCCCGGGCCGGCGGGACCGTGAAGTCCTGGCGGACGGCGATGACCGCGACCACCTGGTACTCCGCTCAGCAGGCTGTCGACGCCGGACTGGCCGGCCGTATCGCCCGCACCGACCCGGGGCCGGACAACCGGACCCGACTCATCACGGCCCGCGTGCGGGCCCTGGCTACCCAGGGAGGGTAGATGCGCACCATCGAAGAGATCACCGCTGCGATGACTGCGATCATCGACGGGGCCGCCGACCGCAGCCTCACCGATGACGAGGTCACCAACTACACGGCGCTGGAGGAAGAGCTCAAGAGCAGCCAGGCGGCGACCCGGCGCGACGAGGAGATCCGCGCCCGGAACGTGGCCTACAACGTGGTCCGCCCGGCCCGCACCGCGACCACCCAGGTCCGCGAGGTGCTGCCGTACAACGTGGCCCGGGTCGAAGGCCGGTCGGTGTTCAACGTCGGCACCAACGGCTACGACTTCTCCGATGACCTGTGCAAGGTGATCAACACCCAGGGCGGCGACCAGGACGCGGTGAAGCGCGTCAACGCGCTGATCTCCGCGGCGTTCGCGCCGAAGAACGTCGACGTCGACCGGGCCGACACGGCCGGGCTCAACCCGAATCGTTTCGCGCCTGAGCTGTGGCAGCCGCAGATGGACTACGTCACCCCGCTCTGGGACATGATCAACTCGGGTACGACCGACGGCACGGCGTTCGACGTGCCGAAGTTCTCCTCGTCCTCCGCGCTGGTCGGCCCGGCGACCGAAGGTACGGAGCCCGCCGGCGGCTCGTACATCGTCACCTCGCAGACGATCACCCCGACCCAGGTCTGGGGCAAGGTCGAGATCACCCGCCAGGCAGCACGCCGCGGCGGTCGCCCGGAGCTCTCCGGGATCATCTGGGACCAGATGCTCCGCGAGTACTACGAGGACCGGGAAGCCGCTGTCGCGACGTTCCTGAACACCCTCACCGCGGCGACCGACATCGCGATCACCGCCGGTGCGGGCACCAACGCGTCCGACATCATCTCGTCGGCGAACTTTGAGGCGGAGATCGCCGCTCTCCAGTTCGTGCGGGGCGGTAACCGGTTCAAGGCGATGGCAGCCCACGTCGACTTTTACAAGATGCTGGCCCGGGTCACGGACACGTCCGGCCGCAAGCTCTACCCGATGATCACCCCGACCAACGCGAACGGCACCGCCGAGACGCTGTTCCGCACACTGGACGTGGCCGGTACCCGGGTCGTCCCGGCCTGGGCGCTGGGCGCCACCGGCACAGCGGCGGCGAACTCGTGGCTGTTCGACCCGGCCAAGGTGCGCGGCTGGGCGTCCGCGCCGGAGCGGCTCGACTGGAACTTCGGTGCGACCGTGCAGACCGCGAACATCCCGCAGCTGTCGTTCGTCACGATCGGCATCTACGGCGACATCGCCCTGGCGAACCTCGATATCGCCGGTGTCCGCCAGGTGATCTACGACCCGGTGGCCTGACATGCCTGACGCGAGTGAGTACGCCTCCCGCCCGGACCTGGCCGCCCGGGTCGCCGAGCTGGAGGCGGAGGTGGCCGAGCTGCGTGCGGCGAACGAAGCGCTTGTTTCACGTGAAACCGAGCACGATGTTTCACGTGAAACGGAGCAACCGAAGCGGGGTGGGCGTGGTCAGGGGGGTCGCGCCCATCCACCAAAAATCGTTGGTACGTAAGGGAAGGAGCGCATAATGGCCTGGGCACCCGACTACCTCTCGGCTCAAGTTCTCGCCGACTATCTGCGCTCCGAGGCGTCCGTCGACGCCGACCTGACGTTCCTGGAGATGTGGGTCTCAACGGCGTCGCGGAACGTTGACTCGTTCTGCGGCCGCCAGTTCGGTCAGACCGCCCTGGAAGAGCGGTTCTACACGCCGGTGTGGGACCGCAACGAGGGCTACTGGTTCGCTGAGATCGACGACGTCCAGGACCTGACCGGCCTCGTGCTCGCCGACGACGACGGGACCGTCGTCGACGCGGACGGGTACCGGTTGCTGCCGCGCAACGCCGCGGTCAAGGGCCGGCCGTACGAACGGGTGCGTCTCGCGTCCCGGGCCTGTGATCTGTCGGTGAAGGCGCGGTTCGGCTGGAACACCGTCCCGGACGCCGCGCCGATGGGGATGCTCTTGCAGGCGGCCCGGCTCGCGAAACGCAGAGAGAGCCCGTTCGGGGTGGCCGGGTCTCCGTCCGACGGGGGGGCGGAGATCCGGCTGCTCGCCCAGCTCGACGCCGACTTCAAGACGTCGCTTCGGCCGTTGCAGCGCAAGTGGTGGGCGGCGTGAACCTGGGCGCCGTCATGGCTGAGGTGGCCCAGGCGATGACGGAGATCACCGGGCTGAACGTGACCGGCCACCCGATCGAGTCGGTGTCCCCGCCGGCGGCCGGGGTCACCTACCCCGAGAAGGTGATCTTCGGTCTGACGTACGGCCGGGGCATGACCAAGATCCAAAACCTGCCCGTGGTCGTCGTGCTGGGCCGGGTGACCGAGCAGGCCACCCGGGACAAGATGGGCCAGTACGCGGACACCACCGGCGAACGGTCGGTGTTCGCCCGGCTGGAAGCCCGGGACTGGGCTTCCTGCGACACCCTGATCGTGGTCGACGCGGACTTCGACAGCGTCCGCTACGGGCAGATCGACTATCTCCAGGCCACGTTCTACCTCGACATCACCGGAAACTAAGGGAGGCACGATGACCCTGACCACGACCGTTGACCTACGGCTACAGGCGTTGATGACCAACGCGTTGGACCTGGTCAGCGCGAGCGCCCCGCTGGACCTGAACACCCGGCTGAGCATGAACACCGGCACCGCCGCCGGCCAGGCCGACCTGATGTGGCAGGACACCCGCACCATCGCCGCGTCCGGCACCGAGGACCTGGACCTGGCCGGCACCCTGACCGGCACCCTGGGCGGCACGCTGACCCTGGTCAAGCTCAAGCTGATCCTGATCCGCGCCGCGGCCGCGAACACGAACAACGTTCGCGTCACCCGGCCGGCCGCGAACGGGGTGCCGTGGCTGCTCGCCGCGTCCGACGGTCTCGACGTCCCCCCGGGCGGGATGCTGCTGCTCGCCGGGCCCGGCCTGGCCGGTCTGGCCACGGTCACCCCGGCGACCGGTGACCTGATCACCGTTGCCAACTCCTCGTCCGGGACGTCGGTCACCTACGACGTCGTCATCGTCGGCACGAGTGCCTGAGGGGACTGACCATGCCTGACAAGCTGCACGGCAAATTCACCGCGGTGCTACTCGGCGGCGTCGACCTGTCGACCTACACGAACAACTCGACGTTCGAGATGACCGGCGACGCGCACGACACCACCACCTACGGGATGAACTCCCACGGGTTCGACCCGGGCCTGTTCAACGGCTCAGCGACCATGTCCGGGTTCTACGACCGGGCCACGGTGGTCGGCCCCCGCGCTGTGCTGCGCCCGATGACCAACACGATGCAGACGTTCACGCACCGGCCGGAGGGCACCGGGTCCGGCCGGCCGCAGGACGTCGTCACCGTGCACGTCGGGAAGTACAACGAGACCGCCCCGGTCGCCGACATGGTGACGTGGTCGGTCGAGCTCCAGTTCTCCGGCGACGTCAACTCGACGCCGCAGGTCTGATCAGAAACGGAAGCGCCTCCGCCATGAGCGAATACGCGTCAACAGAAGACCTGGTCGAAAACGGTCACGACCTGGACGACGTCGAGCTGTCGAACGGCCGCAAGGTCCAGGTCCGGTCGTACACCCGGTACGAGCTCGTCAACGCCGGGAAGGGCACCGAGGACCCGGCGCTGATCGAGCGCCGGATCCTGGGCTGGTGCGTGGTCCAGCCGGCCATGACCGCCAAGCAGGTCGAGCAGTGGCAGAAGACGTCGAAGCCCGGCGACATCGCCGCGGTGATCACCCGGATCCGTGAGCTGTCCGGCATGTCCGAGGGAGCCGCGAAAAGCGACGTGGTTGAGGTTCGAGACTGACAACGATTTTCACTTCGAGTACTTCTTGGCGGAGAAACTGGGGTGCCTGGTCGCGGACCTGCGGACCCGGATCACCGCCCAGGAGTACCTGAACTGGTCGATCTACTACGGCCGCCGCGCCCAGCAGCGGCAGCTCGCCAACATGAGCGCCAGGAGGTGAGCGGTGCGGGCAACGATCGGGATCACCGGCCTGGCCGAGTTCAACCGCGGGCTACGCGGCATCGACGCGGCCGCCCCGAAGCAACTCCGCATCGCGCTCAACGGTGCCGCCGACCTGCTGGCCGGCCACGTCCGGCCGAAGGTTCCCGCGGTCACCGGCGCGGCCCGGGCGTCGGTCAAGGCCAAGTCGACCCGGACCAGCGCCCGGCTGTCCGTCGGTGGCCGCAAGGCGCCGTACTTCCCGTGGCTCGACTTCGGCGGGAAGACAGGCATCAACCGGTCTGTCGAACGCCCGTTCTATACCGACGGCCGGTACGTGTTCGTCACCCTCAAAGAGGTCCGCCCGCAGATCGAGGCGGCGCTGCTCGCCGGGATCACCCAGGTCGCCCGTGATGCCGGGCTGGAGGTCAGCTGATGGCCGGTAACACCGTCAACCTGGAGTTCGCCGGGGACGCGAAAAGCCTGCTGAAGGCGTCGAAGCAGTCGTCCGGGGCGATGGACGACTTCGCTAAGACGGTCACCACCGCGGGCAACGACATGGAGAAAGGCTCCAAAGACGCCGACAACTACGGCGACCGGGTGGGCAAGCTGGGCGCCGCGGTCGACGGTGCCAGCACGGCGATCGACGACGCCGGCGCCGCCGTGCAGGCGATGGCAGACCTCCAGCAGGCCGGTGTCGAGAAGGCGGCGAAGCTGGCCCGGGCGAACAACGACGTGCGCCAGGCGACCGAGGATTACTCCCAGGCGCTTCGCGACAGCAAGCAGGCGACCATCGACGCCAACCAGGCCGGTGTCGACCTGGAGCAGGCACGGTTGGATCAGAAGGTCGCCCAGGAGGATTACAACAAAGCGGTCAAAGAGCACGGCGTTGCGTCCAACGAGGCGCGCCAGGCGAGCATCGACCTCAAGCAGGCCGGGATCGACGTCACCCAGGCCCAGGAGGACTCCGCCCAGGCGATCCGCGACGGCTCCCAGGCGAGCATCGACGCTGAGGCGGCGACCCTGGACCTGGCCGAAGCGCAGCGGGAGGCGAAGCCCCCGGAGCTCCAGGGCTGGGCCGACAAGATCAACATGATTACGCCGCTGCTGTCCGGCCTGGTCGGGATCGTCGGCCTGATCACCGCCGCCCAGTGGCTCTGGAACACGAGCCTGCTGGCGTCGCCGGTGACGTGGATCGTCCTCGGGATCGGCGTGCTGATCGGCGCGATCATCCTGCTGGTCAAGAACTGGGACAAGGTCAAACGCGCCGGCGCCCAGGCCTGGGACTGGATCATGCAGAAGGCCCAAGCCACCTGGAATTGGATCAAGAAGATCCCCGGGTGGATCGGCAGCACGTTCAAGAACATCGCGAAGTTCCTCACCGCCCCGTTCCGGACCGCGTTCAACGGCATCGCCGACCTGTGGAACAACACCGTGGGCCGGCTCAGCTGGAGCGTGCCCGGGTGGGTTCCCGGCATCGGCGGCAACTCGATCAGCGTGCCGAACATCCCCCGGTTTCACACCGGCGGTGTCGTCCCGGGTGCACCCGGTCAGGAGCAGTTGGCCATCCTCACCGGCCAGGAACGCGTCTCGACGCCCGGCCAGGGCGACGCCGGCGGTTGGGTGGTCATCCGCGGTGATGCGGTCATGGACGCCCTGATCGCTGCGATCGCGTCCCGGGTCGCGTCGAAAGGCGGCCGCGCCGCCCAGCTGGGGGTGCGGTTCGCATGAGCGGCCTCAACCTGATCACCCAGCTCTACATCGACGGGGTGTGGACGACGTACCCGTCGTACGCCGAGATGGGCTGGTCGACCCAGATCGGCCCGTCCCCGGAGTCCGGCACCCAACCGAACAAGGTCACGTTCTCCCTCGCGTCGCCGACGTACAACATGGACCCGTCCGAGCCGACCAGCCCGCTCTACGGCAAGATCGGCCGCAACACCCCGGCCCGGCTGCGCGTGGCCGGCTCCACCCTCGCGATCGTGGAAGCGTCCTCCTGGTCGCCGGACCGCAGCGTCGAGCACGAGCCCGGGGTCCGCGGCATCTCCTGGGTCGACCTGACCGGCGAGGGACTGCTGCGCCGGCTCGGGCAGTGGACCGACCCCCTGGCGTCGGCGATGACCCGGCAGACCCTCTCGGTCGCCGGGCTGCTGGGGTTCTGGCCCGGTGAGGACGGGCCCGACGCCGACAGCCTGTTCCAGGCGTCGACCGCGGCCGCGGCGAACGCCACGTTCTCCGGCACGGTCACCCTGTCCGGCGACGACGGCGCCGGCGGCTCCGACCAGCTGGCCGAGCTGGGCGCCGACGGGCGGATCACCGGCACGTTCGTCACCGCGACCGGCGACGGGTACCAAATCTCGTGGACCGCGAAGATGGCCACGCAACCGGCGTCCGCGACCTACCTGGACGTGTTCACGTGGCGCGACGGCGACGGTCGGTTCTGGGAGTGGATGGCGAATAACAGCCAGTTCCGCATCCTGGTCACCTCGGGTGCCGGCGCCACCCTCTACGACGCGACCACCTCCTACGCCGGTCGGGAGCCGAACAACTATCTCCGCTACCGGATGAGGGTCACCGTGTCCGGCGGCACCATCACGATCGAGCCCGCCTGGTACGTCCAGGACGACCCGTCCCCGGCCGGGTTCACCGACACGTTCGCGGGGACGACGGCCCGCCGGCCGCGGCAGTGGACGCTCGCCGGGAACACGTACATGGCCGGCGCCGCCGTCGGGATGGTGTTCGCGACGACCGACACCGCGGCGAACCTGCTCACCGCGTCGGCCCGGGACGCGTTCAACGGCTACCTGGGTGAGCTGTGCTCGTGGCGCTACTACCGGCTGCTGACCGAGGAAGGCCTCTCCGCCTCGTACATCGGCTCGTTCCTGGAGACCCGGGCGATGGGCCGGCAGAAGCCCGGCCGCCTGCTCGACCTCGTAGAGGAAGCGGTCCGCACCGACGGTGGCATCCTCCACGACTGGGACAACGGCATCGGCCTCGTGTTCCGCATGTACAACTCGATCAAGGGCCAGTCCCCCGCCCTGGCCCTGGACATCAGCAACCTGTCCCCCGGGCTCAAGAAGCGCATCGACGACGTGGGCGCGGCGAACGACATCACGGCGGAGAACTGGGACGGAACGAAGTACAGGACCCAGCAGACCACCGGCCGGATGAGCGTCGCCAACCCGCCGGCCGGGCAGGGCCGGCTCACCGGCGGCCTGGACCTGTCGCTGCGCTACCTCGACGACCTGGTCCAGCGCACCGAGTTCGAGCGGCTCCGCAACACCGTCGACCGGCCGCGCTACCCCCGGCTGACGATCAGCCTGCTGGGGGAACCGTCGTTCCGGGCGGCGATCACCGCGCTGCGCCCGGGCGACCTCGTGTCGCTGACCGGCGTAGAAGCCCAGGCGATCTACCTGATCGCGATGACGATCGGCCGGTCCGGTGACGGCGCCCAGGACACCGCGACGATCGACTGTCTGCCGGCGGACGTGTTCCTCACCGGCGTCTACGACTCCACGGTGGCCCGGTACGACCTGCGCACGTGCACCCTCACGGCCGACCGCACGAGCAGCCAGACCTCGTGGACGGTCACGATCACCGACGACGAGGCCTGGTCGACGACCGGCACCCCGTACCCGTGGATGGTGGCCGGCGAGAAGGTGACGGTCACCGCGATGGGGGCGCGCACCGGGTCGCCCGGCGCCTACCAGCAGGTCGCCACGGTCACCCGGGCGGTCAACGGTGTGGTCAAGGCCCAGACCGCGACCACGGAGATCCACGTCGCGGACCAGAAGAGATGGGGCTTGAGATGACCGTATTCGGCGGCGACGTGATCTACGCCGCGGACCTCAACGCGATCGAGGCACGGCTACCTCAGACGTTCAACAAGGCCGTGGCGACCGACCGGGTCAACAACACGATGACCGCCGACCCCGAGCTGGCCGGCATCCCCCTGGCCGTGGGCACCTACGAGATCGACCTGGTCCTGATGTGGACGCAGCTCACCACCAACACCCAGAAGTTGCGCACCCAGTGGGGGTTCTCCGGGACGTGGAACACGCCGATCAGGGCGGTCATGGGGCCGGGGTCCGCGGCGACCAGCGCCCGGACCGACGTCGCTGAGATGCAAGACGGCGGGTACGCGTCGAACGTCGACGCCCTCTACTCCGTCGCCGCCGGCGCCGGGTTCGCCGTCGTCCGCGAGTGGTGCCGGCTCGTCACGGTCACCGTCGCCGGGAACCTGTCGCTGATCTGGGCCCAGAACACCACCTCAGCGAACATCACCAGCGTCAAAGCGGGCACCTCGTTCGTCACGAGGAAGATCACGTGACCTGCGAAAACGTCACCCCGGGAGCGTAGAATGATCACCCGTACGGGTGATGAGACCAGGGGGCAACTCATGATCAAACTAACCAATCAGCTCGCCATCGTCATCGTCTCGGCAATCGTCGGCCTGGTCGGCCTGGTACTCGGCCTGGCCGTGTTCGCCGCATGGTCCTCGGGCGCGATCATCGGCATGGCGTCCGGCATCGGCTCGGTCCTGGTCTCGCTGATCGTCGCGGTCCGCGGCCAGCAGATCACCGCCCAGGAACTCCAGCGCCAGACCACCCAGCTCGACACCATCACCGAACAGACCAACGGCACGTCCACCGCCGAGCGGGAGGACATCGCCCGCCGCGCCGCCGCGGCCGCGGTCCGGGCGTTCCGGCCATGACCACCGCGGTCCTGGTCCCCTGCCTAGTAGCGCTGCGCACAGAGTTCAACGAGCTGTATCCGTTGCGGGACAAGGGTTCCGACGGTTGGATCGGCGACCCGGCGCACGCCGCCCGGACCTCCGACCACAACCCCGACGCCCGCGGCCTGGTCCACGCCATCGACGTCGACGCCGGGCTGGGCCCGGGGGTGACGCTCCAAGACTTCTGCGACCTCCTGGTAGCCCGGGCGAAAGCCGGCCAGGAACGCCGCCTGGCCTACGTGATCCACAACCGCCGCATTGCGTCGGCCGCCGTCGGGTGGATCTGGCGCCCCTACACCGGCGCCAGCCCCCACACCGAACACGCCCACTTCTCCGCGTCGCACCTGCCCGCCCGGGAGCAGGACACCACCTCATGGCATCTGGAGGACACCCCGATGGCACTCACCGACGCCGACAAGACCTGGCTGAAAAAAGAGATCACCGCGGCCGCCCACCTCGCCGCCGCGGCGGTCTGGGCGACCTCGTGGAAGCAGTCCGGGACCGGGCCGGTCAAGACCGCCGCGACCATGCTGGCCTACGCCCCGTCGCGCTCCCAGGTCTCGGAGATCGCCGCGAACGTCGCCGAGCTGCTCGCTCGCCCGGGGGCTGACACACCGCCGCCGGGCGCGTAACGTCGGCCGGGCCGGTGTGCTGCCCCCGTGGTGCGCCGGCCACCCAATGCCACGCGGCACGCGGACACGAGGGTGAAGCACGAAGATCCGAGCGCACGAGAGCCCCCCACCGGCGCTGGTGGGGGGCTCTCGTGTCTCACGTATCAGTCGAGCGGGTCGCCCAGGTGGCAGTGCGGCAGTACCGCGAACGCGCCACACCGGCAACGCTGCTCGCCGCGCCGGTCCGGAGCAGGCCGGTACCCGGACCGCCCGGCCCGGCGCCGCCGGCCACTGTGCGGCCGGATCAGCATGGTGATCGCACCGTCCGGCCGGCACCCCGCCACCCGCCCCGACAGCGCGTAGCAGGCCCAATCGGTCTCCGCCCGGCAGATCGGGCACTTACGCCAGTCGTTCCAGTTGACCTCGGGCTGTGCGTCCTCAGCGGCCGCGGCCGCCGCCATCTCCTCGATCGTCACTCGATCACATCGATCGGGTCGGCCCCGTTTTCGATGGCCCGAGCTTGAGCGTCTTGCTCAGCGAACCGATCCACGGCCGCGAGGGTGCACACGCACAGCATGTCCGGCACCCCGTCGTCGCCGTGCCGGCCGGCCACCATCGGCTGACCGTGCGACCCGCACAGCACCGGGTCGCGATCCGCGTCCGGCCGCAGCGACCGGCACAGCGACGAAGCCTCGTGCTCCGGGGTGCCCTCACCGAGCCACGTGCACCGGCACATCACCGGACGCCGCAACCCCGGCCGCCTTGTGAGGTTCCGCAGCAACAGGATGTTCCGGTCGCCGTCCATCAGTAGCGCGTGGGCGTGGTCGGCCTCGATCGCGTCGAGCCCGCTCTCGGTCGCCTGGGCCAGATTTATGCCGTGGCCGGCCAGCCAGCCGGAGACCTGATCGGCGTCGCCACGCAGGAGCCGGAACCACAACTCGTACGAGGTCACCGCTCACCGTCCACCAGGTCGCTGGTGTCGTGGTGCTCCACGACAGCCCAGAACTGCTCGGACGGGATCTCGTCGATGTGGACCAGGCCGAACTCGCCGCGCAGCTCGTCGACGATCGCGTCGAGATCAAATTCGTCGGCGAACGCACCGCACGCGATCGCGACCTGCTGGCGCATGTCCATGTCGGTGATCACTGGGGGCCTCCGTTCGGGCCGGGGTGGCCGTAGGTGGCCGGCGCCCGCATCGGGCTACCCGTGCCCGGGTCGCACGCCGACGCGGCGAAGAACAGGCCGACCAGGGTGAGCGCGATCAGCAGGACCGCGGCGATGATGCGCCGCTGCCGGGCCCGCCGGCGCCCGGGGGCGTACACGGTGCCCGGGGTCGTCCCGGCCACCCGGGCCGGGTTCGGCTGGTCGTAGAGGCCAGGCACGTACGGGGTGGGCTGGTGCTCACACCGTTCCGCGTCGGCCGGGAAGTGGTAGAGCATCCCGCACCAGCACATCAGCACCCCGTCGGGCAGTCTCACGGACATCACGGTCGCATCCCCAATGCTCGCTCAGCGTCGCCGACACGACGCGTGTCGACCTCGGTAATCAGGATGCCGGCGCCGGCGCGCTGCGCCTGGGACAGCACCCGGACCTGGTCGCTCGCCAACAGGAGGTCGTCGACCTCACGCGGCACGGGCGGTGCGTCCAGCTCGCCCTTCACAGCGGCCGGTTTTGCGGCCGCAGGTGTACGCCGATCGGCGTGTAGAACTCCGAGGCGTCGCCGAGCGGCTCGGGCAGATAGACGATCGGTTCGTCTCGATCCTCACCGGTGACCTTCACACCGAGCGCCGTGGCGGCTGCGCGCATCTCGTCCAGGCCGGCCACGTGGATGCTCAGGCCGAAGGACCAGGGGGCCGGCAGGTCGGGGTGGGCGAGAACGAACGCGATCAGCGCGTGCATCGTCGCGATGAACCGGGCGCGGCGCCCGGCGTGGTCGGTGGTGCCTTCGGCGAGCAGGGGGTCAAGGTCTTCCCCGAACCTCTCGGCGAGGAGCTCTCGGGCGTCTGTGGTTCCCGTGGCGAAAGTCATGGGAACCACCTTGTACTTCAAACGTCGCGGGTGTCAAGATGTGGGCATGAAAACGCTCCAGATGGCCATGCCCGACCCGGCCGACTTCTGCACGGTCGCGTACGCGGCAGAGACGATCGGGTGCTCACAGCGGTACGTCCGGGAACTCATCAAGCCCGGCGGACCGCTCAACTTCGTCAGCCCGCGCAAGGGCTCCCGCGAGACCGGCCGCTGGCTCAAGATGCTGTTCGTCACCGAGGTCCAGGAGTACGCGCGCGCCTACAAGCTGACCAAGCAGCGCGCCACGGTCGACGCCTGAGGAAGGGACGGGGCTCGTGACGCGACAGCTGACCCGGCCCCGAAGGCTCCGCCTGGTCCGGCCGGCCAAGGTGCGCCCGGCGTGGCTCGTGCTCGCGATATGTGACAGCTGCAATGTGCAGACGGGCCGCTACTGCCGTGAGCACAGCGCCACGAATTGGTGGTTCGAGAACTGGTGGGGATAGGAAAAGCGCCCGGCCCCCAAGAGTTGACATTGGGAGCCGAGCGCGTGATCCTGTTTTCGCCAAGAAAACTTAGCGGTGAGCCTACCGGAAACAGGCACCATTCGCACGCTGGCCCATCAACGGGGACCATTCTGTGCGTAATGTGAAAACGCGGAGCAGGCATTAACCGCGTGAATCATGAACATGTGATTTGCACAACGTCCCGTGTCTTACCGGAGCACGTAAATGCATCCTCATTCGGTTTTGGAGTCGGTCGCCGCGCACGCGTTGGCCCCCAACCGCCGCGAGGCAGGGGGCCCATACGGAAGGCCCAGCGTGCACCCCGCAGAGGGGTCCGCCAGGAAGGCAACCGGCCCAGGGGAGATCAGCCAACCGTCACCACGGGACCGCCGCGATCGCTACGCACCCCTGGGCCGGTCCCTGGCGGGGAGAGCCGCCGACACTTCCCGCCCTTGCGCGCCGGTAATGCGGCGCGCGGTGAGCTCTGCGAACGCCGAACGGCCGACCGTCGAGAACATCCCCACCCCTGTCGAACGCCGTCTATGCGCTCGACAGGGGTGGGGTGCACCACCCCCAACCTCCCATCGAGATGGTGGGCAAAGCGGCGTATGTCCGCATCAACCGAAAGGCACCACATGGACGACATGACCAAAATCACCAACCGCGGGCCCTGGGACCTCACCCAGATACCCGAACAGGAACCTGAGCTCACCGACGCCCAATGGGCCGCACGCGAAGCACAGCGCGCGCTCGCCGACGGCCGCTACCGCCTCGCAGCGTCCCTCGCAGGCCTAGCCCAGCGCGCCCAGCTCGCCGAAGACGCCCAGGCCGCGCGCAGCTCGTACGAGGCCGACCCGGCTACCCGGGTCGCCTACGTCACCCGGGACAGCGTCATGAGCGAGGGAGTGCGCATCCCCATCGTCGGGGCGACCAGGGACGAACGGCCGGCCGCGCACGGCGACCACATGTCGCACGCCCCGAACCTCTGCGGAGCGATCACCAGCGAGCGCCTGGCGTGCGTGCAGCCCATCGGCTGGTCCGCCGGGTCGATCGGCTTCACCGGCGGCGCGCCGGCTCAGCCCTCAGGCTGGTACCACCTCGATCCTGAGGTGACCGACCACGAGGCGTTCCCGCAGAGGAATGCGCTGTGATCGAGCCCGTGATGGTGCGCGTTTCGCCTGAACTGGTCGCCCCGCTCATGGCCGGCTGGTCGCTGCCCTGCCAGGTGATGATCGAGCGTCGCCAGGATGGCACGTTCGAGATGATCGCCAGGACTCATAACTGCCCGAGTACGGAGGCTTTTGGAAGGAATCCGCTGTGACGAGCCTGGGCCAGGAGATCCTCGATTGGGCCGTGCCGGTCATCGTTCGGGCTGCCCCGCTGAACGGTATTCGTATGCACGTCGCCGCCGTGCCGTGTGGTCGGACCTGGGGCGGCATGACTGACACCAGCGACCTGTCTATCCAGGTCCGCAGGGCCCTTGATCACGTATCCGTATGCGCCGAATGCGCGGCCGCAGTGCTGGCCGGGGTGAAGCTGTGAGCGAATCCCGGGCGCTCCGGATCGCGTGCATCTTCCTCATGCTGGTGGTCATCGTGCTCACCGCAGCGGTGTGTTCGGGCGCATGAGTAAGGCCTGGGAGGGTGGCTCGGACACGCGTTGGAGGCGCTTCCGGGTCACCATCCTGGACCGTGACCAGTGGCTGTGCACGATCAAGGATGCGGGCTGCACGACCACCGCTGACCAGGTGGACCACATCATCCCCCTGTCTCAAGGGGGGCAGAAGTACGACCCTGCCAACTGCCGTGCGGCGTGTGCAGCGTGCAACCTGGGCAGGGGCAACAGGGCCAGGGCTACCCAGCCCAGCCCACGACCAACATCAACATGGTGAGGTGCGCATGCATGAACCAGGTCAGGCTCTCCCACTCGCTGTGGGCCGGATCCCGTCCTACTGCGGTGCGGTGGAGAGACCTCACGCCGGTCACGTCTGGCGTACCCAGCCTGGCCGCTGGTGCCCCGGCGATGAGGTGCCTGGGCGGCCCGAACCTGGAGGTCTGAAAAGTTCGGAGACCCCCACCCCCTGAACACCCGCCGCCCTGGTTTTTGGTGTGCGGCAA